GCTAGTAAGTCAGTAAGCAATTCAATATAATTTTCCTCAACCCAACCCGTATTCAATTTAACCTTTTGGCTCATCTCGAAGTTAAATGATTTCTTTTGCCCGCGTAATTCATTATAATCATCACCATCGGGTAACAACTTATAATCCTTGCTTTGTATGTCGTAGTTGTCAATTCTTGCTTTAAAGAATGTCAAATACTGCCATCCGCCAAAACGATTAATAAACGTACAAACAACTGGCGTATATTTACACTCGTCTTCATTGATGAAATATACTAGAGGTTTTTGCTGTACACCCTCTCCCGTATCATATCTAACTTGCACGCTGTTTCCTGCTGCTAAATCGGGATCAGCTGTTCGGTATGGTATTTTTAATAAATAAATATTGCTATCATCTACACCCTCCTCCAATATTACAACATCCTCAACCGTTGTGTTATCAAGTTCGCGATAGCGTGCAATAACATCAAAACCGCTTGTATTGTCAAAGTCAACCAAAACGTTAAAGTATTGATTGTTGTCTTTTCTTTTGATTCTTACATCGGCATTAGTCAAGTAAAGTAAATCGGTTGTAATTGATTGATTCCATCCGCCCATAAACGAAGTAAACCCATTAACCGCTACTAAATCCTCATCGTTCGCTTCAATCCATTCGCCCTCTAAATCATCTTTATAACTCGATACTACGCGAACCTTACGCCATAAATCAAAACTATCGCTTTCGGCTACGATTGCGCCAGTGCTTATTGCTTCAATATAGTCTTTAATATACGGTGCAATATCAAACGAACACGAGCGATTAATTGTGTCAGGGATTTGCTTCTCTAGCGTGATTGTCGGTGTTGCCGGTTCGGTGTCATTCCCTGCGTAAATGTACAGTTCTACCTTAGTCAGTAATTGGTCTGTTTCATTTACTACAATTTTATAAGGACTTCTTACAAATATTACTTTCATTTCGTTGTCTGTGTTAGTAGTGATTCCAAATCAAGTTCAAACGCTTCTATTAATTCATCGGGTAAATTTTGAAAAGCCGCTTCAAAAGGTCGCGTAAAAAACAAACTAGGTTTGATTCCTTGCGCGAAAATCCGATTAGCTAAAATTATCCCGATTGTATCATAGTTGCCTTTTTTAAACCTGCCTTTCTCATCTCTTAATCTTATGTTACGCGCTTTAGCCCACGCTGCTATAAATTGTGATGGCGGTCTTTTGTCTTTAAACGAGAAAGGGGAGTTGGGTGCTTTTTGTTGACCTCCTTTCACTAATTGTGGATTAGCACCCTTAACCCCTAAATCTTGAAATTGTCCGTAGTCTTCCATTTCAAAAGACAAACCGAAACTATTTTTTCCGACAAACAAGTCCGCTGTAATGCTTTCGTATAAGGCACGATTTACATTTTTATTACCTCGTGTAAGGTTGGCGCGTGATTGTGTTACCACGTGCTTTGCAAATCGATTTAAAGCTATGCTTACATTGTCGCTTAACATATTGTCATCGTGTTAGGAACAAGTACAGTAAATGATTGCTCAACTCCTGCTAAATTGTTTTCAAATCGTTCGGTAAAAAATACAGCGGTCTGCACGTCTTGTAATTGCCAATTCTCACCGCGTAGCTTTCCACGTCGAATACTTGACAGTACGCGAAGTATTAACGCGCTTTGTGCGTTCCAAATGCTGTTTTTGTTGCTCTCGTTTTTTTTAGTTTCATCGATTATATCCATACACAAAACAGAAAAAGAAAAAGATATTGTGCTGCCTAAGTCTTGAAACCCCGTACACATAACGTGAGTTAACGGAAATATCGTTATCTTATTCAAATCAACGTCGAATATATCGCCATCGGTTGCGGTGTTACAAAACGGTTCGTTTAAAAACTCCTGTTTTAATCTATCAATTACCTCGTGTACCATTTTTCTTTATTTGTGCGATTTCTATCTCGTTCTTTTCCTTTTCGTACGTTAGCCATATTAACGCCTCGTGTAACTTCAATTCGGTTGCTCGGTTAATCTCAAAAGCGTTTCCCCTTGCAATTGCGTAAAAGCTGTGATACCATCCCCATTTCTTACCAAATTGAGCTTCTCGGCTATAATCTCCTTCTGCTGCTGTGGTAGTTGTTGTAAAGAGTCCATCGTAACGCTCAATAATTCCCTGCCTAAATTGTAAAAAAAAACCTGCGCACCGATGGCAATTGAAACTGGAGTGTCTTTCATTACTTCCGCAAATTGTTCCGTTCCTTTGTATGGCTCGATGTCGTATGCGTTGGCTAGTTTCTTTGTAACGGGTCGATATAATACCGCCAACATCTTATGCCACGTTTCAGCGTTTTGGAAGTAATCATCTAAGTCCGCAAACTCTCCCGCAGTCATATCATCTAAATTTGGAATAAAGCCGAACTCTTTACCGTTGATTTTAAAGCGGTCAATTAATGGCGGTTTGCTATCGAACATTTTAAGCAAATCTGTATAAATATCGTCGATGCTGTGCATTTTAATCGTGCGCACAAACTCCATATCTAAACGACAAAGAATAGCTACAGTTTTTTGACGTGTAAATGTACTATCGGGATTATCTGTTATAAGTTTAACAAACTTTTGATACTGGTCAACGGTTATTTCATCTAACGATGATGGTATATTTACTTGTTGTTTCATACCCTATTACCGTAAAAAGTAGTGTTTTGTTGTAGGTTAATAAACGTAATATTTTCCTTGATTAGGTCGCCCAATTAAATCCCACACCGCATAACCTAGTCCGTCGAGCGCGTGGTTATAATCGTCAATAGGTGTTTGCGACTTCTTATCGTGCCAAACGTAGTTATTTAATTCTTTAATGATATTGATACTGTCAGGCGATACTATCAATTCATAGTCTTGTACGAGTGCAATTCTATCAACTATCTTAGGTTTGTCTATTCCGCGAATGTTTAATCCTCTACTGCGAAGTTCCTCTATTAAACGTGGCTCTGCACTATCGGCAATAATTAACCCACGTTGACCGCAATACCTTACATTTTCCGTGTAGATTTCGCTGGTATTTAACTTTGGTTTGTAAAGTAACTCCTGCGCGTAGATTCGTTTATTTGCTTTATCTATTGAAACTTTTACGAGTGTTGTAGGGTCAACACTAAATCCGAAATCCTGCCCGTATGCTGTTAAATTCTGTTCAATAAAATGGTCAATACGCCAATTGGTAAATACAACTCCCTCTGCTTTGTCTAACCAACCGCCTAAAATTTGATGTTTGTACTTCTTTGGATTAGTTTCTTTTATCTTTTCAATCTCATCGATAAAAGATTGGTCCAGGTGTTTAATGTTATCTAAGTAGGTCGTGTGAATATAAGTTACATCGTCTTTAATTCCGTTAAATCCCTCCGCGATTCCTTTATCTTCAAAAAACCTTTTGTAAATCCAATGTTCTTTTGTGGATGGATTCAGTATTAGTATAACTCGATTCTGTTTGCCCTTTTGTCGAATAGATAAATTAATCTTATCAAAAGTTGCTTCGTCTGTGAGTTCCTCCGCTTCATCGAGTACCCACGTTGTAACTCCCTGCAATGATTTTAGATTGGCGGTTTGGTCGCCTGACGATGTCTTTATCCCTCTGAAAATTATCTCGCTTCCTGATTGCTTATTTTTGATTTCTGACTTGTTAACCTCAAAGAAATCATTAAGATTCATTAAGTCAATCTTTTCCTGAAATTCGGGTATAATTGAAAGGTGTGCGCTTGTCATTGTTTGGCGCGTGAATAGTATTTTATGCCCTTGCTCAAACGATAAAAGGTTGGTAAATGTACCAACCCCGAAAGACTTTGCAGAACCTCTACCGCCTGTTAAAATGAAATACCTTGTATCATTTGTAAAAAGCGGTTTGTATTTTGATTTAAGAGTTATCAAAATTAATTACTTCTTTTAAGTCAAAATTGTTTAATGTAAGATTTGTATTGTTATCCACCGTTTGCTTAGGCATACCGTAGCGATAAGATAACCACGTTTTGATAGCTTGTGTGTCGCCATCCAAAACACGTGAGTACAAACTTTTCCAAACAGATTCAGGAACTGCAATTGCATCCATTGATTCAATCAAAGTAATCTCGTCCGCCTTTGGTTTGCGCCCGCTGTTTGGTCTTGCTCCGCCTCTCTTACTTTCCATGTTGAAAAAAGTTGATTAATCAATCACATATCTTTTCCCCAATACGTCTAACTCCGTTTAATTCAATTTGGCTTTGCAAACCGTTGCAGTCGTTTGTTACTGTTGCAACTGTCCACACTCTGCCCGGAATAGTGTAAGTAGTTGCTGCTTGAATAGTTGAGCAATTACAATTCGCATCGGGTGTTCTTTCTTGTTCGGGTTCGCTACATCCTACTATCGTAAGTAGTAACGCAAGTTTAAGAATTGTTTTCATCGTAAACATTTTTAAGGTCTTTAATTATATCTCTCCAACAACTAGCGCAGTTAGTGTCTACTATTCTATCAAAAACGTGTTTGTAAATCTCTGACAGTTCTCTTTGTTGAATTGGGTATATTGTATTTGGGTTTAGTTCAAAGAACGTGCCAAGATATTCTTTTTGTTCGTCGGTTAGGCAATTTACAACACGTTTACCAAACGGAAATAATTTGTTTAGGTATTCTTTACGCTCTTTGCATCCGCAATCATCTCCTGCGATTGCGTGTACTACTTTATCGATTCCTGTTGCGTGTGTTATATTTTCGATAACGTCGCCAAGTCCTTTTGGTTTTCTAGGTCGTGCCATTTATGTACTGTATTAAATCTTGTTTGATTTTATTTTCGTCAAAATTGTTTGTTGTCTTTTGCTGCATCGATACATAAGTTTCTCCTTTGTAATTACAAACGCATTTCATTCTATATGCTTGTTCTGTTTTGAAATATTCGAAAGTAAAATTATAATCAAGCATATATTATAAAATTATTCTGCTCCATCCAATGCTTAGCAATTGCGTGAGCGCGTTTTAATTCCCTGATTTGTGCAAAGTTATTAATTTTTATGTTCACTTGTACATTTTTGTGAATATGAATGTAAATTTGCACTATTGCAATCATACTCTCACAACTGTAGTTCGTGGTGTTCATTGATAAACTTTAATAACTTTTCGTTGCAATTCTTTATTGTGTTGTAAATACTTGTAAGACTTATATCTGTGGCTTTTGATATATCCCTCATTGATAATTTTTCATTAATGTAGAGTAGATATAATTTTCGTTCGTATGGATGCCAACTATCAATAAACTGATAAATACTTTCGTTTACAAATTGGTTCGGCTCAATGTAATATAATATTCTTTTTTCTTTTCTAAAATGGTCTGCGATGCAATCGCGGAGAATAAAATAAAATAACGCTTCGTTTACTGTTTCTTTGCTTAGCGATTTAATATAAGCATCTTGTACTAAGTCCTCTGCATAATCATTCGCTCCAAATGTTTTGGCTATTTTTATCCATTTTTGATGCTGTTTAAAAATATTGTCCAAAAGTTTTTTTTCAAAGTTATAAAATTATTTTTGAATTATGCAAATAAAAAGCTGCCAATCGACCGAGAAATGCCCAATCCTTACCCTTTTGGAATTGACAGCTATTTAAATTATCTATACCTCTCCTCAACTTCCCTAACATCCTTATGGCTCAACTTCCTAACAAACTCGTCGTTATATCCAAACTCAAAGCCGAACAAACTGCCATCGTCTGTATAAATGAAAGTATAAATCCAATGCCAACGCTCTACACCGCTCGTCCACTTACTGCCCTTGTCGTACATTTTGTACGTTGATTTGTGTCGGTACATTCTACCGAGTTTTGAGGGTTGAGGTGTGAGGGAGAGGTTGAGGTTGGTAATATTCATATTAATCGTGACATCCACCTGAATT